GCCATTGCTCATTTACTCATGCACCCCCTCGGCGGCTGTATCGATTGCTTCAGCTACACCCTCTGCCATAACAGAAACAACGCCATCCAAATCCATACCGTTGGAAATGTTGTTGTTCATGCCAGACATATCAATTTTCACTTCAGCAGTCGTGAAGCGGTTGATTACTTCCTGTTCGGCAATATCTCTCAAATACTTCAAATCTTCATCCGTAATATCCAGAGAATTTTTAATTGCCCCGGTGTTTCCGGCTATATCTTTCACACCGTCACCAATGCCCGCTGTGTAATCGCTAAGATCAACAGAGGGTGCAATGGAATCCATGTTGAAAGTTTTGTTGAAAAAGTCGGAAATTCCACCAACAACGCCATCTCCAAAATCTGCACCCATACTGAACGCATCCCCATAGGAAATGCGATTCATAGTGTAATCAGACGGATCAAGCGTTTTCGGCTTGTCGCCCCCGGCGTTCTCAACAGTGGTGTTAATTTGGGCTTGAATCTTATCTTGAAATCCTTGAACTGCGCTTTGCAAATCAGAACCAAAGATAGTATCAAGAATGCCCGCCGCCGAAGATACGATAGACACGATGAAGTTAAACAGCGACAGGAACATAACTTCAATCGCGGCGATAGGATCATTGAAGATCAGACCGAAAGCCGCCGCAAAATTGGCAAGCATATTCCAAAAACTCACGCCCAGCGTGATAACGCTGTTTATCAGGGAAATAATGGTATTCAGGATGAACGCACCGCCTACGGCGATAACACCCGTGATAATACCAACGCCGGACTGTGTAACGCCCGTTACCTGTGCGATTGCGTTTGTAACCGCCAAAAGCACGGCTATAAGGGCGATGATTCCCATAACTACCCACGTTACCGGGGAAGCAAGGAACGCTGTATTTAGGCTATATTGCGCGGCTGTGGCGGCGGCTGTGGCTGTCACCTCTGCGCCAGTAGCGGCGGCGTGGGCATACGAAGCAACCGCAAGAGCGATTTTCACGCCAGCGTTCACGGCTTCAATCGCCTTTACTGCAAGTTGCCAGCCATAGTAAACCATCAATGCCGCTGTTACGCCGCCAATGATGGGAGAAATCCAACCCCAGTTGTTAGCTACCACATCGGCAACATTCACCAAAGAGTTAAGAATCTCAAGGGAAACGCTTGCAACAACAGAAAGCCCACCAATGGCGTTATTCACAAACTGCTGAAAAGCATCGCTATTCGCAATTTCGTTCAATCTGTTCAAAACAGGCTGAGACGACATTAAAGCAGTGTTTTGGAACGAAGTCCAAATTTGCGCGAATGTTTGCGGCATGGATTCAAACTTGCTGTTAATATCATCTGCGGCGGAAAAGATAGCCGCCTTTACGACACTAGCGGAAAGTTCTCCGTCTGCCGCCATTTCACGAATTCGGCCAATGGGAACATCCAAATAGTCCGCGATGTTCTGAATCAAGTTGGGGGCTTGCTCAAAAATACTGTTCAGCTCATCGCCGCGAAGAACGCCAGAACCAAGTGCTTGTGATAACTGCAATTCCGCATTTGCGGCTTCTTGCGTGGATGCACCCGCAATGGTCATTTGTTTCTGAATCAGATCGGCAAAAGCAACAACCTCTTCCGAACTACCAAACGCATCTCTTGCGTTGTTGCCAAAGCGGGCAACAACGTCAGCCATTTGGTCAAAAGAACCTCTAGCATCCTGCGCCGCCGCATACACCATGTTAATAAGTTCAGAAGTTGTCTGAACTCCATCATTCATCATGCTTAAACGGGCGGTTGTTGAAGTCAGCGTATCGGATAGGTCAAATACCACCCCAACGGTCTGAACCGTGGCATAGGTTGCAACGGCACTCTTAATCGTATTCATTAGGTTATCGGCGTTTGCCGTACCCTCATTGATTTTCTGATTAAAACGCCCCTGTTCGTCCACGTTGTCACGGATATAGCGTTCTGTGCCGCTCACGGTTTGCGATAGCCGCAAGTAAGCATCATTCGCCGCCTGTACGTCCATATTGTCAACGGCACTATTAAGGGCTTGCTGTGCCTGTACAGCTTGATCCAACTGCCCCCGCAACTGTTCCAACTCCGAATTAGCGGCGTTAGTACCCATGTTTAAGGGGTTGTTCTCAATCTGCACGATACGATCTTGAATCGCCTGTAAGCGGGCTTGCATACCGCTTAGATCAGTAACCGCATTCGCGGGGAACAAGTCAACGCTTGCCGCCGTTTCTGCGATCCGCTGTTGAGTGTCATTCAATGCGTTAAGCATTGTGTTAGCACTCTCTATTTCCTGCTGGAAACGCTCTATGCCCGTGTTCTCAAACACGTTCATATTGTCAGCTTGCCAGTTGAACGGAACATTTACCGGGGCTTGCGTAGGTTCAACCTGTGGGGCATCCTGCACGGTGGGCGTTGCGCTGTACACCTGTGAGGGAACATTGCCCATCAAGTCGTTAAGCCGCTCCTGCCGCTCAATCACGTTATCAATCGCGCTTGACAGACTGCCCAACTGCAACTGTGCAACGGACGAATCAAGATCAAACGGGTTTGTTTTCAAGTAATCAAGCGCGGTCTGCATTCGGCCTAACTCTCGGTTGATCCCGGTGATCTCTGCCAC